GTCTGCGAACACTTTCACGAGTTCCATTACGCTATCCCCTAGCATTCCCTCGTAATCTGAATCCTTGCCGAATAATCCGGCGACTTCCAGCTCCCTTTTTGCGTGATCTACTAAGCTCATGGTCTTTCTCCTTGGTTTTCTGTCATTGCTTGTATCCTTTTATTATATGTGGTTTGAAAAATATTGCAAGCGATTATGAAAGTATTTTGAGAATATATAGAACTATTAAATGTATTAAAGCAGATCCGCACATGCAGATAAGTTTAATGTGCGTAGGGAGGCTGTTGAAGCTCCTAGGCTTTTTTGTGAGTGCTTTTGGTGCTTCGGGTGTTTCATGGATTTCTGATACAGGCCCTACTGTTAGAGTGCTTGAGTGATTGGAAACACAATAGATGTCGGTTGGATGTCCATTGTTTTTATCATTGGCACTGGTCCTGTACATGTATATATTTAATCATTACTCACCTTTCGTATGTGTATATACTTCCGCTTTCTGTTCTGAACCTTACCTTGTCGCCGGTGTCTTCGAGTATTTTGGTGACTACATTAGTGCGCCACCAATCTCTTGTGGAGAACATACCAGCTGTCATAGTGCCTACTTTGAACATCTCACCCACCACAGGTTTGTCTGTGGGTTTGACTTCCTGTGTGACTGGGTTTATGGTCTCCACTCGGGATCCGTAATGCCCTTCTCCGTCACCGTCTCTATATAGTCTGCTCATTATCTGATTCCTTTTTCCATATTTTCATGCCGTCTATGCTGCCGTCGAATGACACCCATAGTGTCACTCCAGAGCACCATTCGAATAGTGTGCTTATAAGTTTGACATCATCCGGCGATTCTGCAAGCCATAGCTCATATTCTTCTGTTGTATCCGCGTGTTTCATACTATGCCACAAGTTATCGATTTAAGAAATGTGCGTCTTTTCATTTTCCTTCAATACTCGTGAAATTTTTTCCAGGAACTCTCCCACATAGATCAAATCTATGTTTAACTTTGAGTCGTGTAGGTGACGACCGTCGATTTCCCTGATTATCTCTTGCAACTCTCTTTGTATGTCCATTATTTGTTTTCCTCATTGAAGCTCTCTGCTTCCATTGCTATGTCCTCAGCGCAAACCACTGTTAGTTCATCATCCATATATTCTGAATTGGCCATGGTGACTCCTGTCTCTTCGATGATCGTCCAGTCTTCGCGTAATTTCTTTTCTTTCTCTATAAAATCTTCTTTTTCTTTGTCTGTGTGGAAGTCGGGCTGCTTGTTGAGGTCATGGCGAACCATTTCCATGGCATCTATTTTAATGATGAATTCTTCAACTCTTGCCCTGGCGCGAATTTTGCGCATCTGCTGATTGACCGGGAGTAAATCTTCAGGGCAACACACTTCACAGTATCTATCAGTGAACCAATTATCCGGGATACGGGAGTCCACTATAACGGCCAGTGATTTATCGAGGGGGAGAATTTCAATTGGGTATTCCAGACATCCCCTCCTCAGGGCTTCCTCTAGGTTCTCCACAACGAAATTAACTATGCGATATTCCCATTCATTATCACACTTGATACTGAAGCAATTGCCGTGTTTAAGTGGGAAGCTGCCTCTGTCATGCCCCACTAATGTTTGGAATGTAATACCTATGCCGTTTTTGGTGCATACTTCTACTTGATCTGCTAATTCGCCCATTGTACTCATTTAATTCTCCTCGGGTTCTAATTCAGTTCCACATTCTACACATAAAATATCTTCTATTGCGCATTGCTGGCAAGGTGGGCATGGTTGGTGATAGAAGGGGAATCGTCTTTTGTGTCTTTCGCAGTATGCGTCACCCATAACATCTATCCCTCGATATCCCGTTCCCTTTTTGCATTTGTCACATTTCATTTTCTCAAATTCTGCATTTGCCTGTAAGGGGCCTCTGGTATATATGGTTACGGGGATTCCATGGTCACATAATTCCTTTTTGATCATATCTTCTATTATATACCAACACCCACCCGCCCTATCTGACCCAAAACGTGGGGCATGAATAGTTGCCTTGGCGGATAACGCGAGGGGTCTCAGAGTAGCCAGACATTTTCTTATTGCTTTGTATCGGATTGGTGGTCGGTGGAGGTGTGATGCGATGCCATGCTGCCCTACCATATTGACTACTAGTGTGCTATTCCCCACTTCCACTAATTGGATCATGCCCAAGCCGAAATGGCCGTTTTCGTTTGCCGCCCATTCTTTATATGCTGCTTCTGCCTTGGGCCATTTTTTTGATAGGGCTAAGACGAAGCCGGACCCCCACGCTCCAATGTCATTACAGCAGTGGATGATGTATTTGGTGCCCGTTAGATACTGGCCTGGGTCTGTGGCATCGCCGTCTTGCTTATATTGTAGGTTTGATTGCATGAGATAATAATATCACGATGCGGGTTGTAAGTCAAGCCTAAAAATCACTTCATTGCATTGAGGTCCACCCTTGTTTGGCCATGTCTTCCATTTCATTTCCGGGATCCATGCCTATAAAGGTGGGGAGTGGTGCGTTTGGGGATTGTTGGAACAGCGGATCTAGTTTGAACATCCCAGGATCTGATATAGCGTACGCTGCTAGTCTAAGTGGTTTACCATCATCGTCAACTTCTACTATATCGTAATACCTCTCTGCTATATTATTCTCCAATAAGAACAATGCCCACACTAATGCCATTACTCTATCGTCAAATGTGTTGTCTCCGGTTTTCTTCCTCCATGATCCGTTGGGATATCGGATGAAAGTTCTCATTTCATTGATAGTGGCTTTGTCGTATATGTTAACTGCCCTCAATGCGTTCATCCAGTACCTCATATTCATGATGCCATTGAATTTAGTGTTGGTGTGGCAGAGAATACCGGGCCTGATGTCCCCGTATGCCAGCTTCTCCGGGTTATACGAAACGATATTATGGTAGTTATGCACTTCTTTGAGAATGGCTATAACCTCACTGCCTATGTTGTTACGTTCAATGAGGACGGGTGGGCCCCCATAATGATTGGCTGCGTTATAGATGATACCGGCGAACTGGGTTGGATGGATGAAGCGATCAGAGTAGACGGCTACTTGGTGTATATTAGTTAGATCGGTGAAGTCGAATGTTTGTATGACAGATGATGCCTTTCCGATGCCCTCTCCCACGTCGACACCGAGCCCATATATATGATTTTCCTGGGGTTCCCGCCATACCTTGTAGTGTCCGTCTTCGAACACCTGATAGGGGTCTCTGCATTTGGCTTCCATTTCATTTAACAGCTCGACATCGATTGCTGAGTCACCCGTTTCCAGGAAGGCGCAGTTAAATTCTTGTTCGAACAACATTTCATCACTACCCATAGCCGCAACCATGTCCTGGCGCCACAGTTTACCTCTACCGGGTACATCATACCAGTGAATCTCTTCGGCATGCCATGCCATCCCCTCCTCTTCTTCATTGGTCATTGCCCTTGAGAAAATATCATGGTACTTATTACCAGTTCCTTTGGGTGTAGACACCATGAATATCTTGGTGGTTCTCTTTTTTGACGATGAAATGGTAGGAATAACAGATGCCCAGAAGTCTCTCATGAGATGGTCTTCAATATGCGCAGCTTCGTCAATGATGATACAGTTTAGTGTTTCACCACGAACAGCAGAACCGGTGGTTGTGCTAATAGCTATGCTTGATCTGTTACCGAAAATGATTTCCTTCTTGCCGTATTGGGCGGTTCCTGGTTTTAGCCAGTTGGGGAGCTCCTCGTATGCCATTGCGATTCTGCGTAGAATCATAATAGCGGTAGATTCTTTATTCGCCACAATAACTACTCTCTTATAGTCCGTGAAACTAGTTAACCATAGCGCATAGATTGTCATGAGGGTGGTTTTTCCACATTGGCGTGCAGCATTGATAACATTGAATCTATGTTTGCTAAGAGCCTTTAGACAGCGCTTCTGTGCTGGGTATAATTTGATTTTCTGTTTACCGTCATCACTTGTGACGATGTGGAAGTAGTTCTCTGCGAAGTACTTCATGTCTTCTTTGCACTTCTTCATTTCCGCCATCATCTGTGGTGTGAATTCGAATTCAGCGTCAGTGCGGGGCAGTCGTTTGTTGCGGAGATAGGACTGATCATAATCAAGATCGTCATCTCTTAGGAGTATTTTGTCATTTAATTTTGTCATAACTATTAAATATTTAAGGAAAACCGTATCACGTTGGAGATAATCGTAAAAAAGAGACCAACAAACAGTAAATATTCATACGAGGAGAACTTATGAAAAAAGGTTTAGAAATAGCATATGAGAAAGTAATGGGCAACAGTCAGAAAGCGGCTAGGGCCATCAACGAATCCAAAGAAGTAGTTCAGGAAGCTGAGCTAGTTAAAGGACAGAAGACAAAGGCTGGACAGGACGTTATCGACGGCTATAAAGAGTCGGGTATCGGCGGTGCAGGTAAGTCAGACAAGAAAGACCCCAAAGAGGCTGAGGCGAAGATAAACCCTGGCCACGGTGAGATTAAAACAGAAGGAAGGGAATTGAGCGATATGTTACCAGAAAGCAAATTTGATACATTATTTAAGAAGCAATTGGTTGAAGAAGAGGACGGCATCGATCGTGATATGAGTCCTCTTGAAGGTGGGGATTTTGACGAAGAAGAAGGTGAGTTCCCATCTCAGGCAGATGATGATGAGACTGGAGAGGAAGTAGATGTTGCAACTGAACTCCGCATGGTCATTGACCGATTGACAGAGGTCGCTGAGCGCTTAGGTGCTTTCGATGAAGAGATGGATGAGGCCGGTGAAGAGGTCGGTGAAGGTGATATCGAAGATGATATCGAACCCGATTTGGAAGAGTCCCATGTAAAATTGGACTCTTTCCCTGATACGGTGTCGAAAATGACAAGTCCCAGTAACAAGAAAGTCAAAAGCGCTTTCTCCAATCCCGGCGGAAAGGCCAAAGTGACTGGCGGTCCTGGAAGTGGTAAGGCAGATGGCAAGCTCAGCCCTGCTCGTAAAACAAAACTGAAACCTGGTGGCAAGCAGAAGCACCCTGATGTGAAGGGTACAATGGGCAAAACAGGTGCGGGTGTCTTTGACAATATGTAAAAACTGAAAAGTTTTCTCGTAAGAAAGGCGTGTAGTTAGTCTACGCGCCTTTTCTTTTGCTCTTTTTCTATAAATATTTCAAAGGTGTTTTATGAGTATATTTGACAGTCTAGTAAACCAAAATCTCGTCGAGTCCGTTGTATCGATGCCCAAAGAGAATTTCGACAAGTCCATTTTCAATTTCAATGAAGTGGGTCTTCCTGTATTGAGGGAGTCAGTTCGAATTCAGATATTGAAGGGGGCTGATGAGATACAAATGATCATCCCTGTCGTGGAATTTTTCATTATAGGGAGTTCGATCACAAAGCAGTATTCCGAGGATGGTGACATTGACGTAACGGTTCAGGTGGATGCACAATTGATTGACAGTATCGCCACAGCTGATATCATGTATACAGTGAAGAAGTTAAATGGCCATTTGGCTGCGGACACTCGACATCCCATTAATTACTATATCATCACCCATGAATATGATCAAGACAAAACAGATGCAATTTATGATGTGGCCAATGATCGCTGGATTAAATCTCCCGACGAGTATGATCCGGAGCTCGAAAAATGGACTATGCGTTTTCATGACACGCTGCAAAGCATCGACATTGCCACTGGTGAGATTAGACGTGATCTGATTGATATGGAAGAGATCAAAGAGTTGGATACACGTGATGCCAAGAAATTCAAAGTCCTGTTAACCCAGAAACTATCTCACATAGAGGAATTATTGAAACATATAACCTCTACATATAAGGATGCATACAAACTCAAGAACATGGCATTCGACAGATTCATGACACCACAGGAGTTGCAGGAATATGGGTCCCGTAATAGATTACCTGAAAACATTTTATACAAGCTATTGGAGAAATACTATTTCGTCAAGATGATCAAGAAGATAGAAACTATATTAGACGAGCGTGATGAGCTAGACTTGACGGACGCTTCGAGAGTTCAAAAGGCGATGAGTGATACATGGAAAATTTCATAGACTATTTAAAAGAAGACATGAAACATTTGGGTGCAATAAAAATACCCAAAGACACACCCAAGGACCTCTCTAACGATACCAGGTTCAAAGAGAGGGGACAGAACCGCAAGTCAATGAGACAGCTGCCTGATAAGTACAGTGCAAAGAAGAAGGATTATCACGCATTGAATAGTGTGACTGCTATGGTTAAGTCCATGGATATGAGTCATCATTCGGTGGATGTGGCTAAAGAAGCCCCCAGTGGTGTATGGCGCGTATCAAAAAAAGAGGTATTGGACATTGCGAGAAAGTACAAGTTTATCGTACCCAATGACGACAAGCCCATGAAACACTTAGGTTCAACCGGCATTCAATTGATAAGATACAGGCCTGGCATGTTCTATTTGTATAAACCACACAAAAAGCGTGCCCAGAAGAGGAAGAAAAGCCCCTTCGGAAAAGGCAGTGCGAAAATCATTAAAGGGATTACAGGTAACTAATGAAATGCGGCACCGGAACCAATACATCATTACGATTTAACCGTAAGTCAGCCAACGAGAACGAACGTAGAATGTTCCAAAATTGGTGGAATGAGTTAACTCATTTGTACGGCACGTACGTAGACTATTATGTGTATGATTACAGTCTATCAGCACAGAATTCATTCTATGGTGAGCAGCCAATGGCCCCCTTCGAGACGCCAGTTCCTATGTTAGCTCTTCCTCAGTTTAACAATGATTCGTTGCTACTTTCCAAGTTCGGTATTCGTACTGATTCCGACGTGACCTTCATTATACCCATCCTAGATTATAGGATAGCATTCAATGACAATAGTGCTGAGCCGAAGGCAGGGGACTTGATTCGCATGACGGAGTTGGGTTGGGACCGGCCTGGCGGTGCTGATGACATCAATACATTTACAGGAGAGGTATCTTCATGTGAGGGCAAGAACAGCCAAGACCCCATAGGCCAACTATGCGCTGACGGGATTGTAGATGAGTCGCAAGTGACTTGCAGTACCGATACCGGATATTACTCTGCCTATGATGAAGCTGTGACATTTGATTCATTGAGTAGGGGGGCACATATTTATGAGATCACCGAAAGGCGAGATGAAAACCTCACAATGAATTACAATATGCTCCAAGGGCACTATATTTGGATCTTACACGCCAAGCGCTTTGATTATTCGTATCAACCCAATGCACCAAGAGAGCCAGGGCATGATCAGATTTCTGATGAAACTCTATATGGCAAACTGACAGGCGGAACGGACTTCGCGGAGGAAGGTAAAACATATCCAGGGAACGTCGAGGACGACTCTAACGAGAACTGGGATTATGACAACCGCAATGGAAGTGATGATTCGGTGTACGGTAACTTCTAGAAATCCGTGTTGCTCACATGGGATTGTGTTATGCGCTGACGCTCTGTCCTGAGCTGTTCCATTTGCCCGGACATTGCAGCTATATAATCATCCCCTTTACGGGAGTCCGCTATGTCTACCTTAATGTCCGGCTGTGTAGCGTCAGATAAGTCGGTAAAGATGTAGAGGATTTTTTCTACTCGGTCCTCGAGCAACTTTTGGATTCTGGCTAACCGGTATTGGTGACCTGGAACGAATTTTTCATCGAACACACCAGACGGCCTGGCCTTTGCAGAGGGTCCCCCGCGATTGGCATTCTGAAACGCCAACTGTTGTTGGATAGAGCTCGAGGTGTTCTGTGCAGGTGCTGGGTTGAATACGAATTTATGCCCCGGTATGAACAACATCGATTGCTTGCTCCGTATGTTCGTTGTGAAATGAAAATAATACTACTGCTGCGGCTGCTGCCTTTTCACTGGCGCGCTCTTGCTCAATCTTTTTAGTAAATGCATCGCATGTGCCTTCTACGTATTTCTCGATATCGAGTGGTGATATCTTGACTTTATTGAAGTCGACACCCCTCAATTCACATTCGTTCGATATCAAATCAATCGATTCGATCAGTGAGAACCAACGCGCCATTTCGAAGGGTGACATATTTTCTATACTTCTGCTCATTTTGTATCCTTTTTATTGTAGTTTGTCATGAATCCTTGCATTGCGGCTATAATAGTAGAAATTCGATAATCGGGCAAGCCTTTTGTCTCGATTTCTTTTGCTATTAATTTCATGGTTGATTTCAAAATATCAAAATGGGGTTTAAGTGATTCTGCACCGATACCGGTTTTCTGGTACTCGTTAGCGACTATGTCTGTAATAGCTTCGGAGAGCCTCTTGAAGAAGTTCTCTGTCGTCATTTCATTATTCCCGAATGCCGCACAGCCTGTTCCGAATTTATAACCGTCCACCGCAGAGTCTGTCCGTTTCGACCATTCCGATATATTGACTTGATTTACATCGGGTGGTTCAGGTGGCTCTTCTTCTGGTGGTGGTTTGATGTCGACGAAAGATGATGGGACATCTTTCATCATATCATTTAGTTCTTCGTTTACTTGATCCGGGTCCATTATGTCACCTTGAGGGGATCGTTGACGGTTGTTTGGCGTGCTCCCGAGTCTTTGGTGTCTTCCTCGTCCATATCGATAAACTGTCCAGGGTTTTCTTTTTGTGTCAATGGCGTGGTCAGCCTCACAGTAGAAAACTGCACATAGACTTTATTGGGCTGGTTGCAGGATGTGCAGTCGAATATATTTTCATGTGTGAAAGAAATCCCCGATCTGTTCTGTGTATTACAGTAAGCACAATTTAATGTGTATGGCATCTTGCGCTCAGATGCTTCCTTCAATACCTGTTGGGCAAGGAATTCAGCCTCTTCGTTCTTGCGTGCAGATATACTACTCACTATAGATGACATAGCATACTGTAAAATAAGCGCTGCTATGAATGCTATCAGTCCTTTACTAAGGCTCCCTGTTTCTGCGATGTACCATACACTACCACCCACTACGGCTGCTATCGCCGTCATAATGGCAATGGATCTGGCCAGTGCCAGCATTATTACACTATTCATGATTGTCCCTTATCTTCTGTTAACGTTGCCTCTAATTCAGTAACTATAGTATTGACGAACCAGTCATGGAATTCTTTGTTTTTAAAAAGACCTGATTTGGTTCTGTCGCATAATTCAGCTGCATCACTTTTGGTGAGTTGAATTTTACAGAGCACGTGAGTTCCGCTTTGTTTGATCGCCCTGACACTGAGGCCTGGGATTTCTCTTTTTTCTCTTAATTCGTCCATGGAGATATTATATTACGAAAATGATAATTTGTCAAGGTCGCCCGACATGTTTTTTAACATCATTTTAATGGACTTGGCTTTTTTGCGTAAATGTTGAAGTAAAGCCTTTTTTTCGCTGTTGTCTGCGATGAGGGAATTGTGCTTGTCTGCTGTTTTTAATTGGATTTCCACACTACATAGGTTCAAGTATGCAACTGCTAGATAATCCGTTACAGTGTCAAGTGGGAATGGTCTCTTCCTGGGGGCATGGTGAGCAAACATATGCTCTTCGTCCCCTATGTCCTTGACGTTATAACCGTTAGGGTCAGAAGTGGACACTCTGTGTTTAGGTGAACCACCGGGTGAATATGTCTTAGCACCTGCTTGTTGTGAGTACGAGAAAGTGCCAGAGCCTCCACCACCTGCGCCACCAAATATGGTACCGCCTGCAGCCATAGACTCGTCTATGACCTCGTCTACAATAGAATTAATTTTCTTTTTGTTCATTGATTTTTGTGCGTGAAAGCTCGCCGTTGTCGAACAGGTTGCCGCATCGGTTGCATACCCATGATGCCTCTACTACTATTTCCTGTGTATGATGGTCGGTGTATGATTGCTCTCTGGGCCATATTCCTGGCTGATTGCATACCCTGCATGTTTGCTGTGTTGCTTGATGTATTTGTCCTGGCATGATTACTCCTTTGAAATATTTATGCTAATCTGTTAATAATATCGACAATATTATTTCTGTTCACTATTCTTTTCCAGTTATCTATATTATTTAGATGTTTTGTGAAGTCGTATCGCTCACATAGGGTTTTAAACTTCCCCATGTCAGTAGTGACCCCACTGACATATTTGAATTGTTCCTCATACGCCTGTTTCTCACCTTCCTGGAATTCATAGCCATAGTGTAGATCTATCAGTTTGATATTCTTCTCTACAATGGTTTTGATCTCATCGGTGACATTAGTGTTATCCCAGTTGGCTGCTAATCGTTTGGAGCGCACTTCTCCGTATCCCTCTATCCCTGGAATGTTATCAGATTGATCACCTTTGATTGCTTTATATAGTACGAACTGTTCCGGTGTCACTCCTCTCTTTTCTTCAAAGTTTTCAACTGTAATCAGATCTTTGAGGTTATATACAGATACAGTGGGGCTCACTAGTTGCAGAAGATCTTGATCGACGGAGACTACCACGGATCTCCCTGATAGCTCTTTTGCGAGCCATGCACATATATCATCTGCCTCCAATACTTTGGGATAGAGGCTGCGAACACCCAAAGACTCCAGTATTTCAATCAGTTTAACTTCTTGATCGAACATCTCTTGGATATCCGCTGGTTTGGAACGCCCTGCCTTGTATTGGTTGTCCAATAGTTCCTTGCGGAAGTTGGTAGACGGATATGTCAGCTTCTTATCCCATGCGGCGTAAACGTTAGTCGGGTCGAATTGCTTGATCAGTTTCTCGAACGTGTCCAAAAACTTATCTATGCAGTATGTCATCTCCCCCGCTCTGTTCGATGTCTTGGCTTTCCTTGAAATATAGAAAATACGATATTCCAGATTGGTACCATCGATGATTAAATTATCCGTGCGCATATATCCCTGCTTTCTCTGCGAAGTATTTAAAATTGGCCTTACAGACCTCGTAGACCTCTTTTGGAAGTCTCCTAACGAATCTTACATTATTATATCTTAAATCGTGCTTAATCTCATTATGGGTTGCGTATATCCCATTCACTTCTGGCATTATTAACAGGGCGAGGCCCTTTCCCCTATCGTATTCCTTTATATATACAAAAAACCCACCCTCGAAATCCCCTGAGTGGATTGCATACATTCCTCTGTATTTCAATTTTCTAAAGAATAGCATCCATAAACTCCGTAAAAAATTCTTCAGGGTCTTTGTATAATATGAACTTGTCGCATTTGCTTAAATTGATTCCCATTTCCAATCCTTTGACTGATTTGCTCCACTGATCTAGATGATCCGCGCGAGATGCGAGGGCGTTAATGAACACAGAATTCTCGCTATTCGGCATTGCGTTTTGTATGGTTCCCACCAACTCACCCAGACCGTCTTTGATAAATACGTATTTTTCATGCTCTAGCATGTATATATAATTAAACAAAAAGATAAAATATGCAAGTAAAAACTAAATATTTCCACAAGGAGACCAACTATGCCAAGATATAATGAGAGTGAGATATGGGGTGCCTACACTGATTCCAAGTCTACACCAGATAAGAAGAGCGATGACAGTGGGGTTAAAAAAGAGGTTAAGAAAGCAGTAAACGAGCAGCAAGGGGACCGCTCGGAGAAGATCATGAACATGCCCCTATCTAAATTTCTGGCTTTGATCCAACGAGACGACGAGGAATTGTATTATGCACTAGAGGAGTATTTGGAAGAATACGAGTTCCAACTAGGGCAAAGTAGCAAGAGTACATGGGAATATCCACCTCGCCCTAAAGAAGAGGGTGAGTCCAGTGCAGAAGAACAGGGCATGGAGTACTAGTATAGATGGCTGAAGAACTTCCAGTCTCACAGGCGCCTCTCAACAAAGCGCGCAAGGACAAATTCAGAATTACTCTGACACTTCCTAGCGTTTTGAAGAGGATCGATGCGAGGTCCCCAAGGGAGAATGATTATTTGAACCTGGACAGTCTACAGTTTTCTGTTTACGGTGCTAATATACCAAGCCCACGGGTGCCTCATATACCATTACACTATTCGGGACAGAATCATAACATAACGTCATTTGATAGGCCTGAATATCCCCCTGTGATTGTTAACTTCACTATTGATAACGAGTTCAAAAATTATTGGGTGATCTGGAAATGGTTACAATTGCTAAATGACCCGATAGAGAGTACCTATGGCCGTCCTGATATATTCAAGGCGGAAGGCGGGAAATACCCAAAAGTAGAACCGGAGACATTACACGATTACTCCACCAACATTATCATGACGTCCCTTGACGAATATGATAAGGATAAGGCGGAGTTTGAGTTCAGGCAGGCATTTCCTGTAAGATTGGGGGATTACAATTATAATTTTCGCGATCCCGAAGAAATAACATGCGATTTCGAGTTTGTGTTTAATCAGTTAGATATGAAATTGCTTTAAAAAAAGAATACACATTGTATAAATATTTACAGGTGTAATATAAATTGATTTTTTAAGGAGAATATTATGGCAAGAACAATAGAAAGTCCGGGCGTAGAAATACGTGAAAGAGACGAAAGCTTCAACACGGAATTACCGGTTGGAACAACCTCACTGGTTGTGGGTTATGCTAAACAAGGACCCACTGACGAGCTCTTGAATGTAACGAGCCGCGAGGAGTTGGAACAGGTATATGGCAAGCCGGAGAACGCCGCTGAGCGTTATGCTTTCCATACAGCCAAACAGATTTTAGATGCAAACGGTAATTTGTTGTTTACTCGCTTGCCTTACGGTTCGGGAGAAGGTGAAGGCTATTCCACTAAATACAGTGCGTTAGTATATCCTTATATCCCTGTCGATGTACCGGGATCATGCACCACATACAGTTTGTCCGGTGGTGGTGATACAGTGTCAACGCTTACGGTAGCTACTATTACGGCTGATGGTGGTACAGTGGCGACTGTGCTCAGTGACGGTGGCGGGCTGACGGTTGACATGTATCAGTCATATACGTCTAATCAGTTTTCGCTGTATGATCTGACTAGTGCGGTTTGCGTGACGGACCAAACACATGTATCCGCAACAGTGACATATGTATCAGGTATTTCGGCTGCCGTGGCGTTGGACACTGTCTTCGAATTCGCGCTTAGTTCTACTGAGGCGCTTTATGTTTCATCATATGCAGCTGGTGTTCTCACGGATACCGCATTAAGTGCAGCAAAGATTAGTTTGTCATGGACGGAGGTTGCCCTCTCTTCTAGTGATTCGGTTGGTGCCGCATTGGTAGGTGACCAGAATTATACTGCGGTCCTAAGTTCAAACGTGCCATTCTATACAGGTACCATTATAGCAGACGTGACATATAACGCTTCATTGACGGGAACAGGTTTCTCTGCTGATGATGCATCACACTATTATATTGGTGAGCCTATCCATCTCGACCTTGATGAAAATACATATTTCAACTGGTTGCAGGGTGGTATTAACTGGAAGCAGACCGTAACAGCTGGACGTAACGCAAGTTTGTTCTCCGGAACAGAGAATGCTATCCTATCTAGTGTGGGTGAAGCTGCAATGGTTATTGTAAACGAAAACAAAACCACTATTGGTGATAATTTCGAGGGTACATATATTGCAGTAGCTGACAATACTAAACTAGACAAAGGATCGAACTTCGATTCAGTCCGTGATGTTAAGTCACTTACGAATGTCACAGAAGAGCATGAGTGGATCACTTTGAATGATTCAGCCCTTGCGTTCCCCGTGACAGGCACCTACTTTGAAAAGGGTGGCAGTGTATCCGAGGTCGTTGAGAGTATTCCTGATTTCGATTTCAGCAATAACGGACCAGGTGGATTCGGTGACAGTTTGGTGGTTGGTATATTCAAGGTACGTCCTTCAATTTACAACCAGGAAGAACGTGTATTGGACAGTGTATTATTCGAAGCCCACATGGGTTCGTTAGACTCTTCACGCACACTTCAGAACCAGCAAGGCGGATCGCCAGTGACTTTCTATCTTGAGGATGTGATCAATGATAACTCCAACGGTATGAAGTGTTTCGTTAACCCTTATATTTCTGAACACAGTGGTACATGGTATGACCAGAACACTCAGGAGCCTAAGAAGTTCGTAAGAGTGGTATCACCTGAGCGTGATCAGCTGGGAAGTAGCAGCACCGACGTGATCGGGACTACTCCTTCAGAACCACAGAACACCGGCAAGGTAATATATAATGAAGTGAATCGCCTATTGGGTGATAATATATCTGAAGCTGATAACCTATATGGTATCGGTGAGTATACGCCATGCGATCCAACCACACAGAAGAATATTGGTAACCTTCCAAGAAAGCTTGAGAAAGCACTGAGACTAGCAGAGAACTATGAGTTGCTGCGTCTGGACTTGGTGCCTGAAGGCGGACTAGGAACCATTTGGACCGGCATGAACTTGGATTTGAACAACTACAGTTCAGCTTCACCTACAAGTCGATCGGATGCGAAGACAAAAGAACTTTACGATGAAAACGTGAAGCTCTCTGGTATTCTCGAAGCCCACTCATTCGATGCAGACAATGACTATGGTTTGCGTGATCAGGCTAAGGGTAGTTCAGCAGAGGCTCAGGACCTTTGGGAATCCATTGCGACGGTATTCAACCAGTTCTGTCAGTTCACTCGTAAAGATTGCTTGCAGATAGCGGATCCTCTGAGACATATATTTGTACAGGGCCGTGGTGACGTGAAGGTCTTAGATAACAAGACATTGAACTTCTCGCAACACATATTCTGGCCATTGAAGAATTTGTTCGGTGGATTGAACACTAGTTACGCGTGTGCGTATGCTAACTGGTTCAAAGTGAATGATACTATCAGTGATCGTTTCGTTTGGGTGCCGTCTTCTGGATTTGCAGCTAACTTGATGATCAAGACAGATACCAACTTCTTCCCATGGTACGCTCCCGCAGGTTTGACTCGCGGTTTGTTATCGGGAATATTAGACATAGGTATCAATCCATCACAGAAACAGCGTGACTTGCTATACAAGAACGGTATCAACCCAACGGTTTACTGGCCTGGTGACGGTTACGTGATCTGGGGTCAGAAGACATTACAGAAGAAGCCTTCAGCGTTCGACCGCGTTAACGTGCGTCGTATGTTCTTGTGGGCAGAGAAAGCGGTAATGCAGGTGGCGCGTTACTTCGTATTCGAACAGAACACGCCGTTCACTCGTAACCGCTTAAAAACAGCTATAGACCCGATCCTTGCATTTGCAAGAAGCAATGAGGGTATTTATGATTATCTGATCGTATGTGATGATCGTAACAATACCTCTGAGGTAATTGACCGCAACGAGCTGATAGTAGACATTTACATTAAGCCAGTCCGCGTGGCTGAGTACATTCTTATCAACTTTATTGCGACCAGAACGGGTCAACGCTTTGACGAGCTAGTATAATAATTGATAAGTAATTTTAAGGAGAATTAAGATATGGCAGGACCAGTAGGAGCAGGAATGGGAATCGGTGCCTTTTATAATCAGGCGCTTCAAAAGGACTTCTCTCGTGACTTCCAAATGAGGGTTATCAACATTGGCCCTGGTGGATTCATCGGAAAAGACGACAACGTATACATCACAACGGCAACGTTACCTGGATATGCAATTGCAAACCAGACAGTACCGTTTATGGGGATGGGATTTAATATCCCCGGAAGTGGTAACTTCCCAGGCAGTGATGCTTGGAGTGTGACCTTCCGTTGTGACGCACAGCTGAACATCCGAGAGAGTGTCTTGGGATGGCAGAAATCTGTGTTCAATGCGTTTCCGGACGAAGCTACAAACAGCGTGGGCGCATATGGCCCGAAAGGAATTGATACATATGTGGATCTGGCTGTTTTCGATCGCGACGGACAAACGGTCAGAGGAATTAAGCTTATTGGTTGTTATCCAACCGTCTTAGGTGATATTCAGTATGACGCTACCTTGAACGGCAATGTGGTTACCATGCAGGTGACATTAGCATACCAGTGGTGGACTGCACAGAACTCGTTTTCTGGCAACGTTATTCCGTAACATTCAAATACAAATTAATAAAGATAAGTCCTGTTTTTGCAGGGCTTATTTTTTTGCCTTCTTATAGATTGCCGTTTGGATTGTCCGGCTTACCGACTGGTGCGGTTGGCTTTTCGAAATCGTCATCTTCGAGAGTGATGATATCCTCTCCCTCTGTCACTCGATTTCTGCGCTGTTCTATGGATCTGCGAGCATCCTCGACTGCCTGATTGACTGTCGAGTCTTCTGTTACATTTTGAGTTCTTTTTGCTTGTTGTTGATTGTCAGAAGTTGAGTCTTCTGTTGCATTTTGAATTCGCTCTGCTTCTTGTTGCTGTGCTGCTCTAGAGTCCCGAGTAACAGAGTCTTCGTCGAAAGGTATTCGGGTTTCTCTGTCTTCTGCGGCTAATCGAACATTGTCTATTTGATTTGCCGTTACATTATCAGAATTGTTTTCTTCGCGCTCTGGTTGTAAGCTGAGATTTTCGTTAGGTGCCGGCCTTGTCGTATTGCGACGAGAAGTTCCAGTGACGTTCCCGAGGGCAGCACCGATATTCTCTGCTGCGTTGACGGCCCCCTGGCCAGTGGAAAGTACATCTACTACAGGACCCAACACGTCCTCGCGGAAATCATTATTGAATCTACTGACGTTATTCGCTTCCCTGTCGAGCCCTACAGCGTGTAATCCCTGTGCAACTGAACTGGTAACACCTTCGACGGCTCCCTGGACCCTGTTGGTGACACGAGCTGCGGTGCCCAGTGCATTGTCCAATGATTGTAATAGACCGGGGATACCGCTCTTCTCTTTCTGGCCTGATAGTGTTAATACAGTTTCGCGTGTTATGCTTTCACTGTTCACTTTAGAATATACATGGGTTTCATATCGATCAAATGCAAACTGGACTTGACGATTTATTATCTTGTCGCCTGTATAGTTATATTCTTCGGCATCAATGTTAATTGGGAATGCGTTTTTGAATACCATGGACTTTCTCACTTCCAAGGGTTCATATAAACTCCATTTCTGCAATGCGAATAATTCAATGTCACATCTTAGTCTAGGGTCTTTGGGGCTTCTGTGTGCAACTGCAACCGACCATGGCCTTATGAATCCGTCTATAAATGATATGTTGGTTTCTAGGAATGTTATATTGGACGCGTTAAGGTCCAGGCGCCCGTCACTTACTATTCCCTTGGTAGCCCCCACTCCCGAAGGACCAAGACGACTAACGTTCAATCCATCAGGTATAAATGATATTCCCTGCACAAACAGATATACATCTCCCGCTTTACTGTGGGGTGTTACCTTTGACCATGCGGCTGGGTTGAGTGACTGATCGGCCACTCCTTTTATCCCCTCTGCTTTTGTGTTCCATGTATCAACTTCATATCGGTTTAATACCTCTTCGAGGTGTCCACCAACTCCACGCAATTGTTGCATGTTGAAAGCACATACCCATAATTGTGATAATGCCAAGGAGTCGCTGTGCCGTGTTAGTGCGGTGTAAAACTCCTTATGTATTGATATTTCTGAACCTCTTACGATTATTGGCATGTTGCATATCCCTATAAAATATGTAAGTACTTATGCATTAACAAGGAGAATCCTACTATGGAGAATAATCAAACTAACACTGAGGTGACTAAAACCATCACATCCCTTGACGAGATCAATAATATCATCAAGAGAAAAGAGGTTGGATATGCATGTCATTTCTTTGTGCCCTCACTGAATAAGGAAATACCGTTCAATGAGATCAACACTGCACAGCAAAAAAGGCTAGTCAAATCAGTTATTGACTCACCTGTATATAATACGGAGTTCATTTACACCTTGCATGGTATACTGCGCGAGAATTGCATGGACCCTGATGTTAACATAAACGACCTGACCATCATAGACAAATTGATTCTAGCTATATCTATGCGCATAAAAAGCATAGGTGACAAGGCGGAGATATCAATCGAAACCAAAGACGGCACCGAGGTGAGCGTTAGTCTTGAACTTCCCAAAATACTCCAACTTGCATTGGCCACCATGGAAAAGATTGAAGACGGTGTTTTTGAAGATCAGTATTACGTTGTCACGTGTTCTTTGCCTACAGTTGGCCTTGAGTACCAGATCGAGAGAGAATTGAGGGCTGACGTAGTTGACATTGAGATTGACGACATCAAGGAATTGCGCGAGACTATAGGAGACGCCTTTACTGGCGAATTAGTCAAGTATGTCAAAGATATCACGGTAAAGGGTGATGGCGATGAGATGATTCAGGTTGACTGGCACGGTTTCAGTATCCCGGACCGCATCAAAGTCATAGAGTCTTTCAGGACACCTCTTCTTAAACAGGTGTTAGCTTATATCAATCAGGTCCGTGGTGAGATTGATAAAATCGAATTGGTTAAATTCGAGTTCGGTGGTGAAACATACGAACGGAGGTTGTCTATTGACGGTGGTTTTTTTACAATTTCCTAAAATCACTGTTCAACGATAATCCCCATAATATACTCCAAGAAATTTATGCGCTTGTCCGGCACGTGGGCATGGCACCTGACTATGTTGAATCTTTGAATCCCCAGGAAAGGCATCTCTATTGGGCTTACTTCGCTGAGGAACGTAGACAAGATAACAAGCAAGAAGGCCATTACGATGCACTAGATAATAATATTCCTGCGGGAATTAATATGCAAGAGATGGCGTAGGACATAAATATTTAGAGATATGCCAGAAGGATTCACAACCGATAACTTAGAAAAACAAGATGTTCTGCACTTATTAGAGGTGGGGTTAAAAGAAAACCAGCCTTTTGCTCGACATTTTGCCGATACAGTTCTGCGTGAAATCGGCTCTAAAGTACGTGATCTAGATATCCAAACGTCTGCTATCAAGATAGATGGCGATGCGATCAGTGAAGAAATTAACAACCAGATCAAAGAAGGTGTCGGCAAAGACGTAGACAACACGGTCAAACAGACGAAAGAAAGGATAGCAGGGGTTTCAAAAGAAGCCAGCAAGACTTCTTCGGGCCCTTCACCACTAAGCATACAGTCATTACTGGGACAAACACCTGAGATGTCTATGCTTACTCGTGTCAAGTATCAGGGCTTTACAAGAGACTTAATGGACCGCATACAGAAAGGCATGCCGGATAATTTCGATTTCAAGGAAATAGGCGTAAGTGATTTCTTCAGACCACCCTCAGGGTCTGGTGTCACCGGTTTCCTGTCATCATCTATTAAACGCTTCAAGAAGTGGGATAAGTTCCAAATTGACCTGTTAGATAAAATAACGGGTAGTTTGGAGGGCACGAAGTTTGAATTCAAACAGATTGGAATAGGTGACATTTTCAGGCCACCATCAGATTCAGGCATATCTAATTTCCTGGGCTCCTCTATTGGTCGTTATAGGAAATGGAACAAACTCCAGAACACACTCCTTGACAAAATAACGGATTCACTGAAAGGTGGTGTGGAATTTGAAGGTGGGGTAACACTAAATGATATAATGGGATTGACCCCTGGCATGGGTATGTTAAATAAAATGCGTTGGAAGCGATTGCAACACAAAGTCATATCTAATATAGAGAAGGCCATCAAAGACACAAGCAAGCTGGTACCGAATGTGGGTAATATCACACCTGATGTGGGTGGGAAGCGCCAAAAGAAAACATCACAATTCAAAACGCTTGAAGAGAAGATGCCATCCGTCATAGTCAACAAATTTGATAATGAAGCCATGAAGCAGCTAATGAGTCTGGGCCCCCATGGCGCCAGTGAAAAGGGATACGTCGAGAAAGACAAAAAGTCCCCTGGATGGCTCACTAAGCTCGCATTAGCGGGTGCTGCTATTTTGGGGGGTGCTATAGGTGTGGGCATTGCAGCTCTACTTAGTGACGGTCCTTTGAAGGGTGTTGGCAAACTAATATCTCGCATTGGCATTAAACTAGGAACTACCATGTTGAAATGGTTCGGCAGGTTCCTCCCCAAATGGATGCTCACTGTTTTCAAATCACTTCAAAAGGGATTAAGCAAAACAATTCCAAATGCATTAAGGCGCATAGCATTGTCCATAAAGCCGGTGATGGAGAGGGCTTTGAAAGGATTCAAAACAGGATTTGGTAAATTGATAGCCAAAGCAGGTAAAATGTTCGTTGGTGTCACAGGTAAGATGTGGTCATTTTTGAAGGCCGGTATGAGTGATTCTGTTCTTGCTTTTGGTAAGAAGATTACAGGATCTCTTTCTGGTGTATTCAGAAGTCTTACATCAAAGGCATCTAAAGGTGTGCTCCAATTAGGCAAGAGTGGGCTACTGAAGAAGGCTTTCGGGGGTATTGGTAAATTATTTGGTAAGGTGTTCGGTAAGTCAGCACTTAAGAAATTGCCCTTTGGGTTGGGTGCATTGTTTGGATTGGCTTTTGGCGTGTCTCGCATTAAGAATGGTGACATATTTGGCGGCATGGTGGAATTCTTGTCTGGTATAGCTTCTATAGTACCTGGTATAGGTACCGCTGTATCAATTGCGCTTGATGTGTTCTTGGCAGTCAGGGACATGAAGATGACGAAAGAGGAGAAAATCAAACCAACAGGTGATAGCTTCTTCTCGATCTTCCAGCGTGATATGATGGAGCGTGTCAAAAAGGCATTGCCTTATATGCCTGTCATAGGAACCATTATCAGATTCAAGGAAGCCAAGGAATTATTTGCACAGGGGGATTGGATGGGTGGACTACTTGCTGCCGGTGGCGCGCTTGCAACACTTGTCCCTGGTTTGGGCCCTATACTTTCAGCTGGTGTGGATATGCTATCAGGTATGCTGCAGGACAAGCAGGAGCAACAGGAGCTCAAAACAGGCGGCACTAAGACCAAGAGTATATTCCAAGCATTCAAAGACATTGTTTATGAGAAGATAAGAAAGGGCATTAAGAACCTTCCCCCGTGGCTCAAAAGAGTTATGAAGCATATTCCGGGTGTTGCTGCGTTGATCGGTTCTGTTAGTGATGAGGATTTAGACACTGGCGAATCGTTTGATGATGGACCTCAGCTTAATATGCCCAAAAGCAAACGCCAACAATCAAGAGAACGAGAGGCAGGTCTAATGTCCGGGACGGATGAGCCACCTGCTTGGGATTTC